GGAAGAAGCTCTTTCGCAATACTAGCGCGATTAATAGCCATGTTTCTTTACTCCTTCCTTTTATTAGATCGTTGCAGAGGTTACTGCACCAACGCTGGCCACGACAGCAATGAAGTGGTCTGCGTTCTGAGCAATACGAACCTCGACAACTGGGAATGCCCGCTCGGCTGCAACGTTGATATCGTTGCCATCTACGCCCCAAACGGCGACTGGGCGAAGCATTGCTGCGCTGGTCGTGCGAGTGGAAGCCTTGATACCGAAGCCAGACTTGCCGGTTACAGTTGAACCAGCACCGAGAGTGACCCCGAAGTTCTGGCTGTTGATGTCGCCAATCGACATCGATGCATCTGCCTGAATCAGGTAGGTTGCATTGACGTTATCCATGACTTCTGCATAGATTTCCGATGCAGAAGTGTTAGCGGGCCAGTAACGGCTCCACTTTGGCTCGCCATCGGCGACATAGCGGCAACCGAGAAACACGCCACGGGCGAAATCCTCGGTCGAGGTGATTACCTGTACATACCCGTTCACGACCTTTACGATATCACCCGTAAAGATATTGGAGGCATACGCTGAAGCGATTGGATACTCGTTAGAACCAGTCGTATTGCAAGCGGCACCAGCAATGCGTGAAGGGGTAAGACCGGATAGTGCCTTTGAAGTAGACATTTTACACTTTCCTTTCTTATCTGATAGACATTGACAAAGGCAATCCCAATTTAACCGCTATAGATTGATGTCAATCTTGGAAAGATGCCGACTTTCCACGGCTTACATTGGTCTTGCTTGCATTAGAGATAGGCATACGGCTGTCAGATGAGTTCATCAACTGTGAATTTACTGCCTGTACCATCTCTCTACTGCGGTTTTCGTAGAATTCTTGACGCGACTCGGCTAGCTCTGTTGGCATCTTGGCCAGAGCAAGGTCTCCACGGCAGACTGCACCCGCGTAGCGTCCACCCTCTCTCACGATAGAGGATGCAATCATCTCTGGAACTTCATCTGAAGTGACAAACTCCCACCCTTCAGCCTGTCTCTTACCGATATTCTGGTAATCCTCAGCATTCTTAAGGGTAATACGAATCCAACGCAGGCTATTTCCACTGTTTGCAAACCTTTCCTTGACGGAATCCGGAATGTGTAGCCAGTTTGGCTCTTCGAACTGGAGCTTTCGCTTCGAGTTTTCCCGAGTATTGCTTGAACGTGAGTTGATTTCTCGTGTTGTCATCTGTTTATTTCCTTCCACGCCGCTTTGATTACTGTACCAGAGTGTATTCGCCGTTGGCCTGCTCGGCCTTCAGCTTTTCCGCTGCATACACTTCAAGTGGAATACCCCACTTCTGGGCAAGTCGAACGTCTTCCTGAGTCAGTTTGACCTTGTTGTTGCCCCTAGAAGCTTGATTCGAGGCTCGTGGTGTGCGTGACGCACCAGCGACCACCTGAGAAGGCTTTTGCGCTGCCTTCGGAGCGATTTCTTCCTCACCCTCATCGTTATCAACAACCTTCTGGCCACCGAATCGATGTGGGAACTGTTCCTTGAGTCTCTGATCAACCTCCGAGTAGTACTCGTCGTCGGAAGGATCAAAGCCCTCTTCCTTTAGCTGTGCATCAATCGAAAGAGCGGCATTGGTCATGATCTGGTCCTTGCCAAACCACTCGTTCTTTGATGCCCACTGAATTGCCTTTGGATCATACTTTGGCTGGCTAGAAGCCTGCTGCTGCTGTTGAGCCTGCTGCTTGACCTGCTGCTGCTTCAGCGTCTCGTCGTATTCCTCCAAAGCCTTCTTACGCTGGGCCAGAAGGGTAGTCTCGGAGTATGCTGCGCTCATTTCCTCTTGAGCACGAAGCATTCCATCCGTATCTGAATTTTCTGCCGCCCTCTTGAACAGCTCCTTTGCCGATGCAATGCGAGCCTTTAGCTGGCCCTCCGTGCTGTCGATTGTCGTCTTGATTGACGATGCAAGTTCCTTGTCGCGAGTCTGGGCGTAGTTCTTTAGCGAGAGAACTTCTTCACGAAGCTTCTCAATCTGCTCATCACGTTCCTTGCGCTGCTTGATAAGCTGGCGAATGCGCTTCTGAGCACCGCGAGTCTCGATGCCATCCAGTTCTTTAGGAGAATCTTCATTTGAGGTTGCTTTTGCATCCCTGCTTGCGTCTTCAAAATCACCCGATGGCTGAGCGAGTGAAACTTTCTTCTCAGGCGCAACGATTTCTTTCCCCTGCGTTGCATCTGGCTGTACCGAAGCCCTTTGGATGTCTTGCTCTGCCTGTTCGATCTCGAACTCTACCTTTGTTGCCCCAGTTGCGGAGTTGAGGTCGATTGCCGACCAACCCGTATCTACCTTGTCTGCTCCCTCCGATGGAGCACGTTCAGTTACCTTCATTTTATTCCCTTTTATCGCTAGTTACGAAACTAACGTTTACGTTGAAAAGACTTGTATGTTAGCACAGCATATTACTGTATACAAATCAGTTTGACAGATTGTAGGTCGTGTCAAGATCCTTTGGATTGTCAATCTTCATGATGACCTGATCGTCGTAGATCAGGAGAAGCTTTACACCCTTGAATACAAACTTCTGGCCAGTAAGCTTTGCGTAGCAGACATAATCGCCAACCTTGCACCAAGGACCATTTGGAAACTTGTCCTTGTCCTTGTAGGCCATGTCACCAAGCTTGAGAACCTTGCCGACAGTAGTCAGGTAGGCAACATCATCCTTCACCTTGTCCGGAAGAAATACACCACCCTTTGTCCTTGCCCTGATCGAAACAGGACGAACAACGACATGATATGCTGGTAGATGTGGAAGATCCTTTGCCGAAAGCTTTACCTCCTCATCACTGATCCACTCGTCGTTTGCGATGGACTTATCCATCTGAACTTGAAACATTCAACTATTCTCCCTTTGTTATTATTTTCCCTTTTAATCATCTTCATCGTTGTGAAGACGGGCCTTGAGAATGTCATGCAGGATCTGCTTGGCACTTTCAATGCCTTCGATCCTGCCGACTATTTCCCGATAGAAAGCATAATCCGAAGCCTGTCCGGAGACAAGAACTTTGGTCAGCTTGTCGATCTCCTTGTTGAGAGAGACCGCCATCTCATCGTAGATAACCATTTACATATTCGATTACTGTCTCTGCTGTCCCCTTGCCATGCTCGTCAGGATATCAGCGGCCTTAAGTGCCTTTTCCTTTTCGATACCCTGCTGCGTCTGTGCCAGATCCATGATGGCTTGGAGAGCAACGATAGCCTTCTTTGCGCTACGATCCTTCTCCTTTTCATTTACCATCGTCGTGGTCTTGATGCCTTCCTTCATCATGTCGATACGCATCTCGGCTTCCTTGAGATCAAGTTCCCGATTACGCATCGCTGCATCGACGCTTTCCTTTGCTAGCTGAGCCTGTACCTTGCCCTGTTCAATCTGGAGACGCTGTGCCTCTAGCTGGACCATCTGGGCTTCTGGGCTTGCAGCCTGCTGCTGCTGGGCCATGGCTTGATTGGCCTGCATGACCTGCTGTGCAGCTTGGGCCATTACCATTTCGATGATCTTGGGATCGTTGACATCGATATTCTGTCCGGTCTGCTGGCCGGTTTGCTGGGCAGCAGTCATCATCTGGCGAGCAACTCCATTGACCTGCTCTTGGTATTTCATGATCATGTGCTCTTGAATGTTTGCTTGGATGATCGGAGCAACACGCTGCATGATCGGACTACCACCATTCATTGGATCTTGCAGGTACATCATCTTTGCCTGCACATGGGCATCATGATTCTGTCCAATGAATGCACGAATAGGAAGACCCTTGACTGCTGCTGCGATATCCGATACCGGATCTAGTGCAATAGGCTCCACCTTCTGTGGCATGATCTTGTCGATATTGGGCATGTTTGCAGCTTGCAGAATCGTCCGATTAAGGACCTCCATATCAAACATGCCGGGGGGAGACGACTGGGCTAGCTGCATTGCCATCTGAGCCATCATCATTCGATGGGCATTGGATGGAATATTGGGATCGGATACCGGAAGGACATCGATCCTGCCATCAAAGTCCTGCTTGAAGATGATTAAGGTCTCATCCGGAATATCCATTTCCTGTTCTTCCGGCAGATACTCGTAGTTGATTCTAGCAAGAAGCTTGAACTCTTCCTTCTGGGACTTGTGCAGTCTCTTGTGGATTGCGCTGAAGAACTTGCTTGATGCTTCCAGCAGTGCCATCGTCGTGCCGACTGGACCATAGTTGCCCGAGTCAGAAATGACCTGCTCCGTCGAATCAGCAAACTTCTGGGCAGCGATACTGATGAACTGGAGCATCTGGAAGAGTGTCTGTGATGGCTCCTTGTATGGAAGTGGAATGATCATCTTCGAAAGATCATTGCCTACAGCCTCGACTTCCTTCCATTCACCGGGCGCAATAGGATCGTTTGCTCCGACGATACGAACACCCTTTGCCTTGAAGCCACCTTGCAGATTTGCAAACTGGCCAGCATCGACAAGGCTACGCATCGCAGCCGTTGCCGTCATGGTCAGGTTGCCTAGAAAGTGAATCAGGCCCAAGCCATAAAAACCGAAGCCCGGCACGAACTTGTAGTGCGTAAAGTAGACCTTCTTTTCCTTGCGCTTGTCATCCTTTGCATAGTTGCGTCGAATAGATAGAACCTTTCGGCTTTCCTCTTCTACCGTCACGATGTACGGAACTGGCATCTTGTCAAATGGAAGTTCCAGATAGCAATGCTGCTCATACAGCGTGTACTGTGGATCGCTGTCCATGCTGGCTGGTGCCATGCCCATGATTGAGTTGATCTTCTGGCTGATGCCCGACTGCTTTGGAATTGTTGCATCAGAAAGGGACACATCCCTGTACAAACCGGACATGATTGCCCGCTGCATCTCTACTGGACTGTAGTAGATAATATGGGTATATCGGCTGGCACGACGAAGATCGGTGGCATAGTACGACACATAGAACTGGTCGATTGGCACGAACTCCGATACTGGACGATTCAGTGACTCATCGAAATAGATCTTCTTGAATGCAGAACCAATAAGTGGAAGATGAAACAGCATCCGTTCCATTTCATCAAAATATTCTGGCATGAGTTCAGTTACTTGGTAGTTCATGAACTGCTTTATGCGATTGGCCTGCCGTTCCTTCTGGTCCGTAAAGGTACCAAGAATTTGAGTGCGAATGGGACCAGCAGGCGGAAACAGTTCCTGAGTAGCCTTTGACTGGAACTTGACTGCTGACTCGATCAGTACCGGATGTACTGCCGTGCAGGCACCTTCAAATGGCTCGGATGTCTCCTCAAGCTTCAAGCCCAGAAGATCAAAGCCCTTTTCGAACATGCTTTCCCAATCGGCACGAGACTGCTTGTCTGCCTCAAGACTGTCAAAGACAGAATTGGAAATATCACTTAGAACACTATCGTCCAGTTCATCACAGAGGTTGCGATAGAAATCTTCGCCATCTTCTTCCACTGCTTCGTCTTCATCTTCCATATCATTACCACTAGCGGAAGAAAACTCGACGGTAACTTCGCCACTTACTGGATCAATTTCAATTGAGGTTTCATTGCCAGCAAGATCCGTCTGCTCGACTTCGATCTCTGGCTCTTCCTTTTCAATTGGATCAAATGGATTGCGTTCTACATGTGGCATGATTCTATTTACCCATTCTTTAAGCGGCGCTAGTCGCGCCTACGTTTGCGAGTAATTGAGTATGGATTTCTACTGACCAACGAACCACCGGTTTCCTTTTTTACAGCGCCCTTCCTAATTGGCTTCTTTGAGTATCCGACAATGAACTCGGGAGGAATCGGTGCATCGAAACTAAGTTCAGTCAGTGCGTAGTATGGCTGGTTGTTCTTGAAGTCATAAGGTTGAAAGGACTCTCGTGCTTGAGGTGAAAACAGTTTCTCGGCACTCAGCTTGCTTGTCTGGTTTGGTGAAAGATACTTTTCAAGAAAATCCTTTGGAATCTCAAGATGAAGAACTGCTCTATTCTCTTCCGGATTATGTCGTGCCTTTGCCCCAGCTTTTCTAAAACTCTTTTCCCCTCCAGTCATGGACGCATATCCAAAACCAGTATCGACATCCGGAGTTACAAATGTCTTTCCACGTTCATCCGGCAGCAAACCCCTTTGAAAGATACTCGGTAGCCTGCTTTCATCAGCACCATGATACAGTGTAACAGTTCCCTTTTCCTGCAACTCGTCTTGCCACCAACCCTGCTTTGGTTGTGGATATTCCAATTTCTTTGGAATGACATCCAAACCTTCTTCAACTTGTGTGGCAATCCTCTTGCCCTCCTGCTGGAGAACCCTTGAAGCAGTCTCGTCATAGACGCGACTAGCGTCGCTTCCTTCCTTCAGCAGGACATTTTCCACTGCGTCTTCCAAAGACTTCAGACCAGTCCTTGATCCAGCCTTACCAGCAGCTTGTTTCGGAATAGCCCTTACGACCATTCCCAAAATATCTGACAATGCACTCATTTCAAGTTAAAGAAGAATACCATCAAACACGCCAGTACGCAACGCGCTTGGTCTTTCGACTGTTCAACTCGTCTTCCCAGTTACGATCTTCCGGATGCAAAAGACGCCAGCTTTCCTTCACATAATGGACAGCCATTACACATGCATCGACTTGGTCATCATGTTGGGCATACGGAAAAGCCAGCAACTCGTCGGACAAGTCAATCGACCATACACGATCCTTTGGCAACCACACGCGACCAGCTTCGAACATCGGAGACGCAGAATATACTCTTGACTGCTTGTCCTTGTCTGGCGTGTATTCCAATACCGGTAGTCCGGACTTACGCATGTCTTGGATCAACGACTGACCACTTGCCTTCTTTTCAACGATGCAGACATCTGGCCTATGCTTCCTGTATTCGCTAGCAGCCATCCTTCGAAGATCCGGATACTCGAACCGTCCCTTCACGTTGCCCAGAAGAATCAGGTTGGTGACAACCTTCTCCACCCCGTTCAACTCGCTCGTGTCCAACGAATTGAAAATTCCCCAAGTCTGGATGACGCTGTTATCTGCCGTTGTCTTTGTCGAGAATGCCGTGTCGTAGGTCTGGATGATGAAATCGCATCTTGGCGGTTCCGGAGCTTCCCACCAGTTGAGCCACGACTTCTTGATGATCCCACCCTCATCCGGAGTAGGATTCTGCATGTACAGGCTTTCCCAGTATCTGCTGCCATTGGTTGCACGGATCTCCTCTTCATCAAGTTCCAAAACTTCCTTTGGCTTCCATTCCGGAAAGTAGCTTGAACCCTCCGGCAGGTCCAAAAGCTTTGCAGAGTGACGATCCAGCCATGCAGGAATCTTGATGACGTTCCATCTCTTCGAGAAGGGGATGTCCATCTTCTCTTCCTGCCGAAGAAGCCAGCCACAGAGATCGTCATGATGGTAACGTGTATTGATGATGATGATCGCACCATTGGGCATCAAGCGGGTACGCAAGCCCGAAGGCCACCATTCCTTGATGTACTTCCTGCCAGCAGGAGAGATGGCATCTTCTTCCGACATGGCATCGTCCAATATGGCGATGTGGGCACCACGACCAGCAATCTGGCTGCGGACACCAGCAGCATAGTATGAACCATTCTTGTTGGTCATCCACTTGCCGGAAGCCCTTACGTCCTGCCTCAGTTCAACTCCGGTGAAGACAGAACCAAACTCCGCGTCTCCTACGATGTCTCGAACTGATCGGCCAAAGTCGCTTGCCAACTGATCCGAGTGGCTGATGGTCATGATCTCGTGCTTCGGGTTCCTGCCAATGTACCATGCAGGGAAAAGCTTCGAGCAGATGACCGACTTGCTGGAGCGTGGCGGCAGGAAGACCATCAGTCTCTTTGTCTTCCCATCGACTACGTTCTGCAACTCGTTGGCAATGACTTCGATGTGCCTGCCCATCTTGAAGCCATCGACAACCTTTGGAGCCATCTTTCGGATGAACACGATGAACTTGCGATGGGCCTCTTTATCGACCAGTTGGCGCAGGGACAACGAAAGAGACCCATAGGCCATGACTACCGCAGCCCGATCCTCTTCGCCTTCCGGAAGGCCATTCTCGGAATCCTCAGAAGCCCTCCTTAGAGCCTCCTCCCTTTCCAACTG